TATATTGATACCTTTGATGGTAAAACAATTAATGGTATGTTGATTACTGAAAGTGGAATATTAGCAGCTGCACATCTTGGAGGACAAGGTTCTGTAAAACGATACTTTAAAAATGGTAGAGTTTTTAGAGATGGAAACGGAACAAAAATAACATCGTACATGAAAACTTTTAGTGGATATGATATTAAATTAAATTCAAACTTTGTAATTGAAGAAGATGGAGTACGTTGGTATTCAAATTAAATTAAATTAAAAAAACATGATAGAATTATTAACAACCTATAATATAGCAATAGGAGTATCTGTTCTAATTAATTTCATTTTAATCATAGGAGTAAGAAATCTATTGATACAGAATGAACAATTAGAAGATAAGGTAGTTTCAACAATCTCAGAAATAAGAGCTCGTATTGGAAATACTTTACAAAAAATGAAAGATATTGACAATAGACAGGTATTTGAAAAAGATGATGAAGTAGGTGCATCTTTTCAAGAGCTTACAAAAATTATAGAGAACCTTAACGAACAAATATAAAAATATGCCAAAACCAAGAAGAAAAAAGTCCAAAATATATTTTGGAGCTCCAGCTCAAGAAGCAATAATTGAATATAATAACTCTACCAATACAGAGGAAAGGTCTAAAATATATCAAGAACGAATTAAGTATCCATTCGAAAAACTTGCAGAAAATGTATTAAATACATTTAAGTTTTCTTATTTTGATGTATCTAAAAAAGATATTCAAACAGAAGTAGTTTCTACCATGGTAGAAAAAATTCATATGTTTCAAGAAGGAAAGGGTAGAGCATTTTCTTACTTTACTATTATAGCAAAGAATCATTTGATTTTAAAAAACAATGGTAACTATAAAAGATGGAAACAAAATTCTCTTTTATCAGCAATGCCAGAAACTTGGAATCCTGAAAATGATTTCAATGAAGAATCTGAAAATAATGAGTTTAAAGAATTTAAACAAATAATGTTAAAGTATTGGGATTTAAATTTAAATAGTGTATTTGTTAAGAAACGAGATTTACAAATAGCAGATGCAATATTAGAATTATTTCGTAGAAGTGAGTATATAGAAAACTTTAACAAAAAACATTTATATCTTTTAATAAGAGAAATGACAGATTGTAAAACTCATTATATTACCAAAGTTGTAAATGTAATGAAGAAGCATCAAAAGAAAATGTTAAATGATTATCTAGAATATGGTGAATTTAGAGAACCAAGAAAAAAAGATTTCTGGTCTACCAAAGAGGATGAAGTAAAGGGTGTAGATTCAAATCCTTATATAGATAATGAGTATTTGTAATATTTATATATAAATAGATATATGGTAAGTGGTTATATTTTAGGAATAAGTTGTGGGTATCACGACTCGGCCGCCTCTTTAGTTAAAGATGGTAAAGTATTAGGAGCGTGTGAAGAAGAAAGATTCACAGGTATAAAACACGATTTTTCATTTCCAATAAATACTATTAATTGGTTGATGGAAGAATATTCTGTTAAACCTGAAGAAATAACTGCAATTTGTTTTTATGAAAATCCTGATTTAAAACTCGAAAGAATTTCAGAATCAACCAAAAAGGGTGGATGGAAATATTTCTTTACGAGATTACAAATACTTTCAAGAAACAAAAAATCTTATAAAAAAATAAAAAAACAACTGGAAGAATTATGTGGTGATGATACTGAAATAATTTATTGTGACCACCATTTATCTCATCTAGCATATGCTTATTACACTTCTCCATTTGAAAAAGCAGCTGTACTATCAGTTGATGGTGTGGGTGAATGGGAAACAACTTGTATTGCTGTTGGAGAAGCCGATATTACTAAAATATCTTCTATTAACTTTCCTCATTCGTTGGGAATGTTATATTCTTCAATTACATCATATTTGGGATTCAAACCAAACGAGGGTGAATATAAAGTTATGGGATTGGCTCCATATGGAAGTGCATCAACATACATAAATAAGTTTAAAGAACTTTATAATGAAACAGATGGTGGTGGATTTGAATTAAATATGGATTACTTTACATATGAGTACTCAACCAATAGTATGTTTAATGAAAAGCTATCAGAACTATTTCAAATGCCTAATAGATTACCTGAAGATGAATTAACACAGGACCATAAAGATTTAGCAGCATCTCTTCAACAGATTTATGAATATCTATTTTTTAGATTAGTAAATAAGTTACACGATTTAACAAAATCAGATAACTTGTGTTTAAGTGGAGGTTGTGCATATAATGGTACTGCTAATGGAAAGATTTTAAAAAGAACAAAGTTTAAAAACCTATACATTCCTCCTGCTCCTTCGGATGCTGGTTCGGCCATTGGATGTGCTTTACATTATCATTATAGTAAATCAAAAAATAGAATTGATAATTCTTATCCATTCTTAGGGCCTAATTTAACTACTGATGATATATTATCTGCATTAAAAAAATATGATAAAGATGTTTGGTATGTAAAAAAACTACACGAACAGATTATAGACATTGTTACAGTTGAAATTGTAGAAGGAAATGTTATTGGTTGGGTAGAAGGTAGAATGGAGTTTGGTGCAAGAGCATTGGGTAATCGTTCTATACTTGCAAATCCAAGAGACCCTCAAATGAAACGAAGATTAAATAGAGTTATTAAAAAAAGAGAAGGGTTCAGACCATTTGCACCAATGGTAAAAGAAGATATGGCATCCAAGTACTTTAATTATAACGATACTGTTCCATATATGAATCAAGTGGTTAAGGTTAATAAAGAATATGCTTCCGATTTACCTGCGATAACTCATGTAGATAACTCTGCAAGAATACAAACTGTTAATAAAAGACAACATAGAAGAATTTATCAGTTACTTGAGCATTTAGAATTGAAAAATAAATATCCAATTGTTATTAATACTTCTTTTAATTTAAAAGACCAAACAATGGTTCTTACATCAGAAGATGCTATTAAAACATTTTTAAATTGTGAAATGGATACTTTAATACTTAACAATTATGTTGTTAAAAAGAAAATATTATAATTTATCAGAAATTATAATATACTTATTGTAAGATAGAGGATACTAATAATAGGTTATAAATTCCCTCGAAAATCTCTAATCGTATAACAAAGTGGTTAGTACAAAATGCCCCTCCAATCGGTGGGGTTTTTTTATACATAAATATATAAACCCTTCATGTACTTCTTTAATTAGGTATTAAATATATATTGTAATTTTTTTTATTGTATATACCATAGTTATTCTTGACATGTCCGATGTTTTAGATAAGGAAGAGGTTATACATTTCTAACAAAAACAAAGGAGAACAACAATATGGAATTTCTAAAAAAAATGGGTGATTGGGCAAAATCACTAACAGAAATCGGTATCAGTATCATTGCTCTTGGAGTAGTACTTGAAGTATTATTCAAAGGTGCATCGATTCCTTTTTGGCCTGAAGTATCAGTAGTGGATAACATTATGGGTATTATAGGTTCATTAAGTAATGAAGGCTTACTAGGTTTAGTAGGAGCTGGAGTTATATACCATATCATGAAAAAGAAAGCATAATATATACTTTCTAAGAATGTAGATTATAAAAGACCTCACCTTAAAAGTGAGGTTTTTTTGTTTACTATATTTATATACAAGATAATATGGTAAAATCATGAGTACAGAATTTGAATTATTTCCTGGAAAAAATTTAAGTGGATTGTTTAAGGATATCTATGATAACCAACAACACAAGAAACAAAGAATATCAGAACTTATTGCCGAAATGCGAAAACTAATTCGTCATGCTGGTGATATGATTGCAATGGGCCCAATTATAAAAGATTTAATTGACTCATCTGTTCGTAATGATGATTCACTTATTAAAATGGCTGCAATTGCACAAAGAATTATAGGAGCAGCACAAAAATCAGAAGGAGATACTGGTTTTCTTTCTGATGTTGAAAAAGAACAACTACTAAAGCAATTAGATGAAACTCTAACCGAAGTTACTGAACAACACGATATACAAGTTGATGAACTTACTAATGAGGTTGAGGAATTAAAACAAAAAGTGGATAAACGTAATGAGTAGGCAATCACAGGCATCATCGATATCAGGCCGTTCTATTAAAGGTAGAACTTCAGTTAACATTGGAATTGTTCTTGATGTTATCATAAATGAAGACCATCCTACAATCTCGGATACTGAAGTATCGGGAGCTGAGGGTGAAACAAGAAATACTTCAACGATTGGTTCTGCACAACTTAGAAAACTAGATGATGTAACATCTCATCCAACTAACCTCAGATATTACGCACCACATGATTATTCTATTTTAGATTTACCTTTAATTGGTGAAACTGTTGAAATAATTGTACTTCCAAATGGTAATAATACTTATAGAAGATTAACAACAACCGAACTCAATACAGGAAATTTCTCACCTGATATAGATAAACTTCTTCAACCAGAACCTGAAAAAGAATCTGATGGGGGTACATCCGAGTATAAAACAACTTCTCAAACAGGAACACCCAACTCATCTGCCGGTGAATCGGAATCTCCAGAAAATGAATATTTTGAACCAACTCAAATAAACCCATTACAGTTTTACGAAGGAGATAAGGTTATTCAATCTAGATTTGGACAATCAATAAGATTTAGTGGATATAATAATACAGATAATGTTTTAGCACCAACTATTGTAATACGAAATAGACAAGGAAATAAATCTTTAGAAGAATTAAAAGATGGAACACCTTTATATGAGGATATTGTTGATGATGGATCAACCATTGTATTATCAAGTGGAGAACATTTATTAGAATTCACTCCTGGTCAGATTGATACGCCATTAGAAACTACTCCAATATATGCAGAAGAACCTGAATTAAAAGGAACTGATCAAGTTCTTATTAATAGTGGTAGAATTATTTTATCTTCTAAGGATTCTGAAATGTTATTTTACTCCAAAGGAAACTATTCATTTATATCAGATGGTAAACTCACAATAGATAATGGATTAGATGGTGCTGAGATAGATTTAAATGGAGAATATAGAACTACTACTAATGATAACAATATGTATTTCTTAGGAGGAAGTGGAGAAATCTATTTAAATACGGAATCATCTGCCGAACCACTGTCAAGAGGACAAACTCTTATTGATATTCTTGCAGAATTGTGTGATGCTATAAATGCTCAAATATTTTCAACACCAGCCGGACCTACAATGATGGGGCCGAACAATCGTGGTGATTTCAATAAGATTAAATCTAAACTAGATACTATACTATCAACACTTAATTATACAGAATAAGCCATGGCCTTTGCAATATTTAAACAAAGTATGTTGGCTTATATGCAGAATCAGAATGGTATTAAAGATTCTAAAGATTTTGCAAAAAAGATTACACAAGAATATGATATGTGTATTAAGCGAGGACTTCAAATAGCAAATAATGTTCCAATTCAAAAAGGAAATACTTCTTTAATGGAACAGTTGGTAAATATTGCTTGTATGACTGCACTTTCAAAACAAAAAGGATTACATACATTTGGAGATGATATAGGAAAGGCTGTATTGGGTTATTGGACTGGTGCAACACTTCAATTAATGCCACCACTCATTCCTGCAGGACCTGTTCCTCAAGCTATAGTAAACATATCATCAACTGTTGCTTTGTGTACCTCACCAGGAACATGGACTCCAATGGGCCCTAACCCACCAACTGATGATAGTGGAATGTTTTTAGATATGCTAATAGCAGGAATGTTGACTCATTCATTAACACCACAATTCATGTACACAACTGTTTCTTTATATCCAGGACCAACAGGACCCACACCTGGACCAGGAGTTGTATTAGGTACTGGATTTACCATTCCAGCCGCAGGGCCAAGTGCACCTGCAACACCAGATGGTTTAACGAGTAGTTTTCTTGGTAGAGTAGTTTCTGCATTAGTAGATGTAGTTAGTAACCTAGTAATGTCACCAGCTCAAGTAGAATTGGCAAAATTAGAAAAAGCAGAAGCGGATGCAGTTGCTAATGATACATCATTACCTGCATCTGGTAGAGGGAGTGCAAGAGAATATTCTAAATTAAAATCAAGTGAAATATCATCTGGTAAAATAAATGCAGCAGCCGTTGAGTTATCGGATGAAGAGTTAGAAGCAATTGAAGAAAATACTCCTGATAAATATAAATGTGAAGTCGGTACTAGAATAGTTGCAATTGCAAAAAGAGATATTGGTATATTAGAATATGGAACTCCACCAGGTTTAAACTATGGAGGATTTCCTGGTGGTGCACAATTAAACAAACGAGGTAGAATTGATGATATGTTTGATAACGTTGGATTAGATAATCAAGAGAAAGTTAGAAGAAAGGGAAGTGGATACTATTGGTGTGCAGCTGCGGTTGCTACTTGGTGGCAAGAAGCTGGATTGGAAACTCCAAGTGGTGGAGCAAGTTGTGATAATTGGATGAGTTGGGGAAAATCAAAAGGATATTGGTCATCAGAACCCAAGATAGGAGCTGCTATATTATATGGTAAGCCATCTGATGCACATCATATTGGTATTGTTGCAGCTGTAACTGCAAGTGGAGGAGTTATTTCAATAGAAGGAAACACAAGTGGTACTAAGCCAATTGAAAGAAACGGATGTGGTGTATTTCAAAAAGTTCCTCCTAGATATTTAGGATTTGTAATACCCCCATCATGTGTATAAGAACCATAAAATCAACAAAGATATATTTATACTAAGATAACAAGAATTAGAAATGAATAACAAACAATTAATTAAAGTAATAAAGGCACTCGTTGAAGTGGAAGTTGCTAAAAAGCAAACTCTATTTTTGTCTAAAACATTTCCTAAAATCTTAGAAGCTGAAGTTAGTAAAAGATTATTGGAAGTTACAAGTGCACCAAAAAAGGTATTAAAGAAAAAAGTACAAGATCCATTTGATATGGCAAATGAAGCTCTTCGAGTAGAACAATCAGCAACGGTTGTGCCAATACAAGAAAACATACAAGCACCACAGAGAACATTCTCAAACAATGCAGTTTTGAATCAAGTATTAAATCAAACAACTCCTTTTTCAAAAGAACAACGAGCAGGAACAGGTAGGGGAACTAAATCTGTATTAGATAGTTTACCACAACAAACACAGCCAATACAACAAGTTCAAGAAAATACTCACATACCTTCTTATATGGATGCAGAACCGGATATTGACCAAACAGTTAGTATGGGAACATCTTTAGGAGCAGGAGGTCCAGAAGCATTAAGAGCTCAGATGGCACAGAAAATGGGATATCAATCAATGGGAACTCAATCAAATAAAACAGGTTTGGGAGTTCAGACTGGTTTACCTGGTTTAGATAGAATATTAAATAGAGATAACTCTGAACTTGTTAAAAAGTTTAAGAGATAATATAAGGAACAAATAGATGGCTTACATTCTTGATAAGAAAATAGTAAAAGATACAAAAGAGTTTTCGAACCACGCGTATGGAATTACTTTGCCTGTCATGAAAGGTAATGGTGGTTATTTTAATCAAGCATTTTCATCATTTGAACAAGCAAAAAGTAATTTGAAAAATTTACTACTAACAAATAAAGGTGAAAGAATTCTCCAACCAGAATTTGGAACAGGCCTTCAAGGATTATTATTTGATCAAATGACAGATGATTTAGAAGAAAAACTTGAATCGGTAATAACAAATAGTGTTAATTTTTGGTTACCTTATATTGATATAGAAGAAATTGTAGTGGATATGACGGATGAGATGAAAGATAAAAATACAGCAGGAATAAAATTATTATTTTCAGTTGGTGGACAATTTGAATCTCAAGAATTAACATTTACGGTAGAGGGATAAAAACATGGCATTAAATAGTTCAACAAAAAAATCGAATCAAGGTAGGGATATAAAATACCTTAATAAAGATTTCTCTAGTTTTAGAGAAAATCTAATAGATTACGCAAAAACATATTTCCCACAAACTTATTCTGATTTTAACGAATCTTCTCCTGGAATGATGTTCATCGAAATGGCATCGTATCTTGGAGATGTTCTATCATACTATACAGATGATACATTAAAAGAATCTTTAATGTTATATTCTGAGGATAAACAGAATGTAGTTGCTTTGGCTGAATATTTAGGATATAAACCAAAAGTAACTTCCCCTTCGATTGTAAGATTGGCAGTATATCAAACAGTACCATCAACTGGAACTGGAGATAGTGTTAAGCCTGATTTAGATTATTGTGTAAGAATTAAAGAAGGCATGGTTGTTAAATCAGCTACAACATCAACTTCTTTTAGAACAAGTGAATTATTAGATTTTGCAGTTGAAGATGAGAGAGAAATTTCTATATATGAAAGTAATGCTGGTGTACCTACAACGTATTTATTAAAAAAATATGTAAATGCAATGTCTGCTCAACTTAGAACAATTGAATTTGATTTTGGTTCATCACCTGAACAATTTTCTAAAGTACAATTGGGAGATGATAATGTAATTGACATATATGATGTTAGAGATTCAAATGGAAACAAGTGGTATCAAGTTCCTTACTTAGCACAAGAGATGGTTTATGTTGATTACGCAAATTCAGAACAAACTGATAAGGATTTATCTCAATTTAAAGAATCTGTACCAAATGTTTTAAAAGTTATTAAAACATCAAGAAGATTTACAACTAAAGTAAATGAAGATAATACAACATCATTAGTATTTGGTGGGGGTAATTCAACAACAAGTGATGAGCTATTAATACCTAATTTTAAAAATGTAGGATTGGGATTAAATTCTTCTATTGATAAAATGGGAGCTTCATTTGACCCTTCAAACTTTTTAAAAACCAAATCATATGGACAGGCCCCTACTGGTAACTTTACAATATCTTATTTAACTGGTGGTGGTGTTGAATCAAATGTAGGTGTTGGTGAATTAACTAATATTGAAACAATAGAATTTGATGAAGATAACACATCATTTGATAATGCTGGATTAGCTCTTTATAGAGTATCTAAAAATTCTGTTGCTTGTGATAATGAAGAAACTGGAACTGGTGGTAAAGGACCAGATACGATTGAAGAAATTAGAGAAAATGCACTAGCAAACTTTGGTGCACAAAATAGAGCAGTAACAAGAAAAGATTATCAAGTAAGAGCATTATCACTACCAGCAA